TTGAGTATTGGAAAATCATTGTATCTTAAAAACTCAATTGTATTTTTTGATCCCTCTTGATAGTGAGGAGGGTGAACTGGATTGACAGTCAACTCACCTTTGAACATGACCTTGTTGAAATCAAAATTCTCATTGATATAAAAGTCATCATTCATGTAAATGAATTCACCTCCAATTTTTCTGGCAAATGTCAGAATCCTATTTGTGACATCCACTCCTCTGATGTTGTTGAATTGTTTGCAAGGGATGTTGAGAGCTCCATCAACCTCATCTCCTATGGTATAGAATACAGCATCTGGTTGAAACTTTCTGATCCATCTCATTGACTGCAATATCTCAAAATGAGAAGAGCTCTTTTTGTAAGGATAAACAAAAATCATTAGAACAAAAATACATATTAAATATGATTAAAGAATTACCAGTTTATGAGATCGTGATTGATCTCAATGATCCAGATACAACAGTCTCATTCAATTCATTGGTGAGTCATCCAGCTCATGAGAAAAATTTTCAGACATTCTCAAAGCAAGTGAAATATCAATTCAATGATGAGGAGCAGATGATCACTGGGATTGCTATCTCAGCAGATACTCCAATTTATAGAATTGATTATTCAACTGATGAGGAGTACTATGTGATCTTTAAAAAGAAAGCCATTAAGGACATTGTCTTTGATTATGCCAGGAGAAACAATTTCAACAATGTAAATCTTGAGCATGATGATGAGAGAGTAGTTGATGGAATTTATATGACCATGTCATACATTATCGATGAGGAAAAAGGTTTCACAGCTCCAGAGAGATTCAAGGATGCAAATGATGGGAGCTGGTTGGTATCTTACAAGGTCACTGATCCAGAGGTCTATAAAAGTGCAAAAGAGGGAGTATTCAAAGGATTCTCAATTGAGGGGATATTCAATCTGATTGAAACTGACACAACAATGGAGGAGGAGTTCATGGGACAAATATATGAAAAGCTGAAAAAGGTTTCTGAGTATGTTCTTTTTTTCAATGATTATCCAGATGCTGTTGTCAACAATGCAAAGAGAGGGATTGAATTGAATGAGAAGCATGGCAATAAATGTGCAACCAGAGTGGGGCGTTTAAGAGCAACCACTCTCAGCAAGAGAGGGAATCTCAGTTTGTCAGTAATTCAAAGAATGTACTCATATCTTTCAAGAGCTGAGGAGTATTATGATCCTAGTGATTCATCCAAGTGTGGAACAATCTCATATCTGTTATGGGGTGGTAAAGCTGGAAAGAGATGGGCTCAATCAAAATTGAGAGAGGCTGGAATTTTAGAACAATAAAACATAGTAAATAAAACAAAAAAAAATGAATCAGAATTTCAAAAAGGTTTTGGACTTAATTTCAGAGATGAAAGAGTCATTTTCCAAAAAGGAAAAAAATGAGATGAAATTTGATCAAGCAACTTTAACTGATGGAACTGTCATTGAATATGAAGCTCTTGAAGTTGGTCAAGCTGTTTTTGTTGTTGCTGATGGTGAATCAATACCAGCTCCAGAGGGGACTCACTCATTGAGTGGAGAACTTGAGGGAGTTAGCATCATTGTTGATGCAAATGGTGTGATCACTGAAATAGTTGATGAGAGAGAATCAACTGAAGAGGAGGCATCTGCTGAAACTGAAGAAACAACAACAGAAGCTGAGCCAGTTGCTGAGTCAATGAGTGCTGAGGATGTTGAGAAAATTATTTCAGCAAAGTTAGAATCATTCACTGCAATCATCGAGGGATTAGGTGAAATGACAAAATCAATTGCTGATAATAATGCTACATTAGTTAATGAGTTGAGTTCTTTGAGAAGTGAGTTCGAATCTTTCAAAGCTCAACCATCAGTAGAAGCAAGAGAGGGAGAGAGATTTTCAAAAGTTGGTAACTTGACAACCAGACAACAATTTTTACTAAAAAATAAAAAATAAAAAAATGTCGTTAAAACGTACAATATCAGAAAAATTTGCTTATGATGTGAGTGGACTTGCATCATATGTGGATGAGCAAAGAGAACAGTTGACTGTTCGTGCCGTAACTGAGGCAACAACTTTGCAAAATGTAACTATTCAAGAAGGGATCAAAGGATCTGAGGAGATCAAATTGATGGATGACTCAATTGTTTATCAAGCTGGTGATTGTTCAATGACTCCATCTGGAGACACTGTATTCACTGACCGTGCAATTGCTGTTGAGACTCTTGGATTCATGAAGTCTTTTTGTAATAAGGATTTGGCTGGATTCTGGACTCAATTAGGTTTGAGACCAGGTGCAAATGCTGAGGATAAGGAGCTTCCATTTGAGCAACAAATTATTGACTATTTATTAAGATTACACTCTTATGAATTAGACAAGTTGATTTGGCAAGGTAACAAATCCACTGGAACTGGAAACTTAGCATTCATGAATGGATATATTTCATTCTTAACAACTGCCAATGGATGTGTTGATTTGAACTCTTCATCAACTGCATCAATCTCTGCATCTAATGCTTATGATGTATTTTATGAGTGTTTCTCAAATACTCCATCAAACATTGCTGAGAGTGGAGACTTAATCTGTTTTACAGGTCGTGAGAACTTTAATTTCTTAATGAAGGACTTAGTTGATCAAAACTTTTTCCACTACTCTCCAGCGAACATCTCAACAATGAGTGAGATCATGGTTCCTGGAACTAATATGAGAGTTGTGAAAGTTAATGGATTGAATGGTTATGATAACATATATACTGGTCGAGCTAGTGAGTTTATCTTTGGTACTGACTTGAGAAGTGATTTTGATGATTTCTCATTGTGGTATTCGCAAGATGATGATGTATTGTATTTACGTTCTAAATTCAGAGCTGGTGTTCAGGTTCCTTTCTTGAATCAAATCGGAGTTTGGAATGGTACTTCATCACCAACCTAGTAAATAATAATTAACATGGGAGGAGGTTTCTCCTCCCTATTTATAAACAATTAAAAAATTAAATTATGCCTTGTTTGATGACCACTGGATATAATGACAGACTTTGTACCAACGGAAAAGGTGGTATTAAAAGTGTGATATTGTTTCCTCTTGACAACGTGACCGCATCCAACATCACAGCAAATGAAGTTGATTCATTAACAGTGAGTGGAGAGGTTTATCAATACAAATTAAAAAGCAATTTGTCATCCTACGAAGCACCTATCCGAGTAAATAAAGACAATGGGACATTGTGGTATGAACAAACATTGACAATGATCCTGGCTTCAGATACTAAGGAACTCAGAGCAGAAATCCATTTGTTAGCACAAAATGAGGTTGTTTGCTTAGTTGAGAAAGCATCTGGAGAATATGTTGCTCTTGGATTTGGTGAGGGATTACAGGTTGCGGATGGATCTGCATACGGATCTGGAGTATTGAAATCTGACCGCAATGGTCATGATATTATTTTGACTGGATTAGAAAATGATGAGGTTCCAGATGTGAATGCATCTGTAATTGCTACATTGTTGACTCAACAATCTCCATCAGTTTAATATCTGATTAATTAGTAACTGAGGGAGGGTGAATTTTTTCCCTCCCTTTTTTTGTATATTTACAATATGAAAATACAAAGCAAATTTTTAGGAAACAAATCCTGGTCTCCAGCATTAAGGAGATGGGTTGTGATTGAAGAGGGAAAAGAGGACTTATATATGTCCATTGGAATCTCTGATATCTACGAAAAAGAGGAAAAACCAAAACTTGTTAAAAATGCTAAGAATCGAAAAAGGAGGGACAAGCAATCTGATAGTGACAGTCAAGGAATTGACAACAATTCAGAATCCCCAATATCTATTTGAATTCGAGCATCAGCAGAGTTTTGACAAGATATATTGTATCTTGACTAATATCTCAACCAATACTGAGAGATATGATGAATTCACAATCATTGATGGAGTGGATGTGACCTTTCCATACGATGGGTTTTATGTATACCGAATATATCAACAAGAATCTGAATCAAATCTTGATCCAGATCTTTCAGATGGTTTGGTTGAATTAGGGAGAGCTCATGTATATGTCACAGATTCACCCTCAAATGTATATGATGAAACAATAAACTTTAATATATATGAGTGAGAATATCAAGATGACATCCTTATCTTTCAAAAAAGATTATATCAAACCAGATGAGGAGAGAGACCGTTCACATGATTTCGTGAAATGGTCAAAAAAGAATGACTATCCGTATTTTTTGATTGACCTTTACAATGGCTCTGCATGGCATCAAGGCATAATCAAAAACAAAGTGACTTATATTGCTGGGGGTGGACTTGAGACAACCAGTGGCAATCTCAATGAATTTATTGAAAACAAATACTCAGAGTTTGACATGAATGAGATCTCTGAGATGTTGGCTTTTGATTACGAAGTCTTTGGAGGATTTTGTGTCATGGGGACTTGGAACAGAGATGGATCAAGGGTTGCCGTTTGGGAGCACATTGATCTGGATTCAGTGAGAATGTCTGAGGATGGTTTGACATATTATCTCTCAGATGACTGGACTGCTATGAATCAATCTCCAGAAAGAACAAATTTGAGAACAATATCTGCTCTTGATATGAAAAATAAAGAGGGCAAATTCATTATATATTACAAAGATCCAAGTAAAAAATCAAGAAAGGAGAAAGGTGTTTATCCAAAACCTCCTTATTATGGTGGGATCACATCCATTCAAACCGATGCAGATATCTCCAGATTTCATATGCATGAGATTTCTAACTCATTCAAATCTGGAACTATGATCTCATTCACTGATGGATATCCAGAGACATATGAGGAAGCTGAGAAAATCAAACAACAAGTCAAAGGACGTTCACAATCAGTGGAGGATGCTGGAGAGATAGTCATCACATTCAGTGATTCAAAGGATAAAGCTCCCATTGTCCAGCAGATAAATGGGAATGACCTTGATAAGAGATACACTGTCACTGAGAAATCAGTGCAACAAAATATTCTGGTCGCTCATTCAGTGGTTGCGCCTTCATTGTTTGGGGTTGCTCCAGAGGGATCATTCAACTCTGCTGAGAGTGCTGAGCTTTTTGAGATATTTAAAAAGACATACGTTGATGCTAGGCAAAGGAGACTAGAATGGATGTTGAATTATATGGTTGAATTATCTGGATATATTGGAACTATTAAATTAAGAGATGTTTCTCCATTAGGAATCACAGCACCAGCACCAGCACCAGCACCAGTTGAGCAACCAATGGAAACACAAACATTCTCAGATGATGAGATTGATTGTTTCTCTGAATATGGTGAGGATGCTGAATCATTTGATGTGATTGCCTCATATCCTATTGTTTGGGACACTCCATCAGAGGAGGTATTCTCAAAACAAGATCAACTCTTTGCAACCATTGGAGAGATAAAAGTGGGATTGAAAGATTTGGATAAAAATGTTCTATTATTATTAGAACAGGGAGAGGATTCCACTGCTATCTCTAAGGCATTAGAGCAACCAATTGAAGAGATTGCAAAGTCAATTGAGAGATTAGTAGGGTGGGACTTATATAGACAAGGAGAGGTCACTGATTTGGCAAAGAATCTAATTGAACAAGTGGATATTCCAGCAGAGAGATATGAAATCAGATATTCATATCAAGAGATTCCAAACATCCCTCCAGTCAAAACAAAGTCAAGAGATTTTTGTGTTCGTTTGGTTGGTTTAAAAAGACTATATTCAAGAGATGACATCAATGGAATCTCCTCAAGAGTGAACAGAAATGTGTGGCTGTATCGAGGGGGTTGGTATAATAACCCAGAGACCAAAAGGAAAACCCCATGGTGTAGACATGAATGGGTGCAACAAATTGTAATTAGAAGATCATGAGCATGAATTATTTATTATCAGTTGAGAATCTTAAAAAGCTGGGATTGATACACAACAACACTGACAGCAAGATTCTCTCAGTGGCAATCAAGAGAAGTCAGGACATGTATGTCCAACCAGCTCTGGGGACTCCATTATATAAGGCACTATTGGATAGAGTTGAGAATAATACCTGGACAGCAGATTATCTGACATTGATGAATGATTATGTCATTCCATGCCTGGTTGCATTCGTTGATTATCGGTGTGCATTATTACTCAATGAGAAGCTCACTAACAAATCTGTTGGGAGAGTATCTGATGAGAACATCCAACCAAATGATGACAATCAGACATCTGCATTCAGAGACCAATTGAGAAAGGATGCTTTCTTTTACAAAGAGAGATTGATCGGATATCTCATGGATGACCAGGGACAAAAGTATCCAGAATACATTGAGGGATGTGAGGATCTCACTTGCAATGAGAATGTGAAAAAGGATCGAACTGGATATAGACCGATCAACTGGAATATATGAAAGAGATTAAAATATCAAAGAAACAAATTGCAAAACTAAAAGCATATCTCAATGGAAAAGACTCTCAACCAGCTAATGTTAGAGCTGGAAACAATAGCGACAGAGCATCGTCAAATAAATGAATTTTTTCAAGGAGACTTCATTGATGCTGTCTCCAGAGATTCAGTTCAATATCCCTTGATGGTTGTGACCTTGCAACCAGGATCAATGACTGACAATGCTGTCAATGTGGGAATGGTCATCTCTATTTGTGACAAATATGACATCCAGGAATATCGTCAAATCAATGAGATTCATTCTGACTGTCTCTCCATCTGCAATGATATCCGAATCACTTTCAATCAGTGGAGATTTGAGGACTTCATGGATATTGAGGGAGCTATCACAACAGATCCATTCATCAATCGTGGACCAGATGTCACTGCTGGATGGACAATGAATGTGAATGCAACCATCTACGATGAAAACAATTGGTGTGGCATTCCATATGACAACTACGATTTTCAGAACGATTAGACATATTATATAGAAATGCATCTCAAAACATTGGCAATTTTATATTTCATTTTCGGGTATATCAGTGCCATGTTAATGATTGTTAATGGTAGAAACTACATATCAATGTTGGGGTGTTTTCTCGCAATTTATTTGACATTTCAAATCGTCACACAACTACAAGAACAATGAATCAGTTATCCATATTACTAACCAAGATACAACTCTACAAACTACAACTGATGACAATCACATTTGCTTTCTTTTTACCTATTTCTGGAATCCTCATTCTCATTGCTCTCTTTATTTTCTTTGACACTGTCAC